TAACGATGTAACTGGAATCAACAACGAGTATGGTGAAGAAACAGAATTCGCTAACTCTTGTGGTTTGATCTTCCAGAAAGAAGCCGCAGGTTGTGTAGAAGCAATCGGTCCTCAAGTACAAGTAACATCAGGTGATGTATCCGTGGTTTACCAGGGTGACGTTATTCTTGGTCGCTTGGCAATGGGAGCTGATTACCTAAACCCAGCTGCTGCTGTCGAATTAGTCGCTGGTGCCGCTGCTGGTTCATCTGGCAACGCTGCATTCTAAGCACACGTTTATATGGGAGGCTTCGGTCTCCCTTTTTTTTATTCACAAATATTAACCATGCCCTTTCCAACCACTAACGCAGCTCAAGAGCTACCTGCTATAAATCAAATACTGGCGTCAGTTGGTCAGGCTCCTGTAACCACTCTCGATCAAACCAACCCTGACGTTGCGATTGCATACGATACTTTATTACAGGTGTCAAGGGAGGTACAGGCCGAAGGCTGGACTTTTAATAAAGAGTATCATTATGAGTTCACACCTGATACCGACGATCATATCTTAATAGGAAACAATATATTACAAATAGAATTAACAGAGAACGCAGCTAATATGGATAAAGATGGAATAAGACGATCAGGTAAATTATATGATCGACATAACCATACTTATAAATGGACTGATTCTATCGTTGAATGTGATGTTGTTTGGGAATTTGATTGGATAGATTTACCACAACCTATACAAGATTTTATTGTAGCTAGAGCTGCAGTACAAGTCTCAAGTAGAATTGTTGGAGACCCTAATCAATACCAGATGTTGCAAACTGCTGAAGCTTATCAAAGAGCCATAGCATTAGAATATGAATGTAACCAAGGTGATCATAATTTCTTCGGTAAACCGAATCACCATCTAAATAATTATATCAGCTATCAACCATACAAAGCTTTATATAGGTAATGTCATCAGTAACACAAAGGATCGATAATTATTTAGGCGGTGTCTCTAAACAATCTGATGATAAAAAATTACCAGGTCAAGTTAGAGAATGTTTAAATGCTTATCCAGATCCCACATTTGGTTTAACAAAACGACCAGGATTTAAATGGATATCCACTTTAGGTACTGGTACTACATACGATTCATCTAAATGGTTCTATATCCATAGAGATAATGATGAAAAATACATAGGATGTATAAAACCTGCAGGAGGCTCTACAGGGGACATAGATATATGGAATGCTACAACTGGAGTAGCGTGTACTGTTAACTACGGTACAGGCGCACAGGCGTACCTTACAGGCGCACGTACAAACTATGATGTACTGACTGTACAAGATACATCCATAATAACAAATAATTTAATAACAGCAGCTAAGATAGCTGATCCTACTTTCATAGCTAATACAAAAGCTACCTTAGTATTATCAGGTAATGCTTTAAGTTCAACATATACTGTTATTGTAGCTGGGCAAACGTTTACAACTACCACAGGTGGTTCAGAAACTTATGATGGATTACTTACTACTTTAAAAACTGGTATTGATAATCTAAGTATATCAGGATTAACTGTTACAAAGTATAATAACAATTTACATTTAAGTCGTGTTGTTAGTAGTACAAGAACAGCCTTTACTATAGAAGCTAAAGGTGGAGCATCAAATGAAAAACTAACTGTGTTCCAAGATCAAGTAGATAACTTAACACAACTACCTACCCAATCATTTCAAGGTCATTTAATTAAAATTCAAAATACTTTATCAGAAGATGACACATACTTTGCTGAGTTCCAAGCGGATAACGGTGTATCAGGTACAGGTTTTTGGGAAGAAGCTAGAGATCCTAGTAAATCTTCAGGGTTAGATAACTCTACAATGCCTCATGAATTAATAAATAATTCTACTAATACATTTACATTCCAAAAAGTAACTTATGGTTCACGTTTAGTTGGTGATGATGTAACCAATGAACATCCTAGTTTTGTAGGAGCAAAGATTCAACAAGCCTTTTTCTATAATAATAGACTCGGATTCTTATCTCAAGATAATGTTTCAATGAGTCAATCAGGGGAATTTTATAACTTCTATTTCAAATCCGCACAAGTAGTTACAGATGCAGATCCAGTTGATCTAAGTTGTGCAACAATTCGACCAGCCGCATTACACGGTGTTCTTCCTACTCCACAGGGCTTAGTACTCTTTAGTAAGGATCAACAATTTTTAATGTCATCGGCTGACGGAATTCTGACACCAACGACAACTGTTATAAAAGCAATCTCTAACTATGAGATGGATACAGATGTTGACCCTGTAGATATGGGTACAAATATAAATTTCATAAGTAAAACAGCTAGCTATACAAGAGTATTCGGAATGATCACACGTGGTCAAGAAGAAAATCCACAGGTTTTAGATGTAGGAAGAGTTGTTTCTGAATGGATACCAGCTACAATAGATACGTTTATTGCTAGCCCACAGAATCAATTCGTCGCTTTATCTAGCCAATCTGATCGTAAGATCTATTTATATAGAACTTATGCAGATGGAAAAACATTGCTCATACAATCATGGTTTAATTGGGAACTACCAGGTACTGTTCAAACGATAGTTGTCGATTCAGATGACATGTTTGCAGTTACTAAACAAGGGAGTCAATTTACATTAAGTAAAGCTAACTTAAGTCAAAGTCCAGACGATGCAATTATTGTAAATAATGTTGGAGATAAAGTTAACCCTTGTATGGACTTATACAGTAATGCAAGAAACGCAGCAAATAATGCTACCGTTGTATATGACTCCACTAATGACTTTTCTAAATGCTATATACCTTGGGCTAATGTAACTGGTTTAACACCAATTCTATTGATTAAAGGTACTACAGCTACAGGACAATTCATTGAATCTGGTTTTACTGTAACTCCAGAAGTTATAACTAATGATGGAGATCCTTATTTCAAAGTCCCTAAAAAAGATTTATCTGGTATAGCTGCTGATGTAATTGTTGGTTGGAAATATGATTACGATATAGTTTTACCTAAAACATATTTCAGACAAGATAACGAGAAAAAAATTACAGACTTTACCGCACCTTTAACTATTGCAAGAATGAAATTTGCAGTAGGTCTTTCAGGTGTTATGTCATTTAAATTGAAATCTACTGGTGTAAGACAAGGTAAAAAAGAATACATTGCTGACGGTACTACGACAGTGTTTCAATGGGATCCATCTGATCTTAGTTATATAGATGATGATCAAATAAAAGTTAAAATTAATAATGTTTTAAGCAGTGCTTATACTGTAGATACTACAGGTACACTACCTAAAATTACATTAACAGCAGCTTCTAGTGAACTGAAAACTCTTACTGGGAATGCGAGTACAAAAACATTTGATCTAACTTACACACCTGTTAATACATCTAAAGTTAAAGTGAAATTTAAAACAGGTGTAGATAGTGATGGTAATGATATATGGGCTTTACAAGATACTAGTACTTATCATATAGTTAAAAACTTTATTACATTTGATTCAGCACCTCCTAATGCTAGTAATAATATACTTGTATATAGTGCTGACGATATAACAATATATCTTGATAAATGGTATAACTTGAATCCAACTGCAATTGCTGATACATACTTAGCTAATGATATAGCTTTATCTGATCAATCAGTGTTTAGTTTACCTATACATCAAAAAACTGAAAACTTTCAATTAAGAATCTTTAATGATTCACCATTTCCTGTGTCTTTAAATTCAATGATGTGGGAAGGTAACT